CGGCCGAATGCGAAGGTGTCCAGGCCCGCGTCAGACACGAACCCGTTGGCGATGTTGTTGGTCTCCAGCCGGAAGTCGAGGTCTTGAGAGTCCTCGTTGAATATGAAACCGGTGGAACCAATACTCAGCATTTCGCGGGCGGTGCCGCCAATCATGGTCTTAAAGACCACATCCGCGTCTTCCGATCCGTTGCTGACATCAGTGAAGTAGGTTTCGATCTCCGCGAAACTGGTCTTGTTGCCCGCGTCGTCGTCGCCCTGGATGAGGATCTCGATGCCGTCGTTGTCGCCTACCGTGCCGGACGATGGATCATGCCGCAAGCGCAGACCCGTGCGTATGCCCCCCGCTGCCGCACTGATGTCCGTGATTTCCGGCACTCGTATACGCAGACCATCCGATGCCGAGGTGTCTTGGTTGAGCATCGTCTCCGTGGTGCCGTCGAGGATGCGGGCCAGGGTGTTAGGATTGGCATCGATCTCCGCCCCTTCGATTACATCGCCGGTCCCGTCACGAGCCGAATTGTCGGTTAAGCTACTGAGTACTGGAGTTGCCATGATTGTCCTCTATTTGAAATACTCGCCGGTCAGTCTTGACGTTATCTGTGTCGTCCCTGCGCGTAAGACATCTTGTTTCACCGATGCCGGTTTCTCTGCCCACTTTTTTCCAAGCCAGATGCTCTCGCCAGAAGGTTTCGTAAGGTTTTTACCCATTTTTTTCATCAACCCTAGCTGCAAACCCATCGACGTTTCACTTACCAATGCTTTGAGTTGATTATAAAGACTACCCTGCTCACTACCACCCGCCTCTTCTGCCACGCCTCTATAATTTTCGTACACCGGACCAAAGCGGTTTAGCGTACGATGAAGTTCGCGCAACGCCGCTAGTTTCTCTGGTTCTCCCTTGAACATTTCCAGCCATATTTCCCCATCAATGCCACCAGCTTTTTCTATGGTTGCATTAAATGAGGCAAAGTCGATACCAGCTTCCAAGGTTTCTGGATCGGGTTTGTGTCCCGGCATAAGCGTTTTCGGCTTGCTCGTAAACAGGATGTTTTGCATATGCCGTTGCCGTGCGATTTTGTACGATTCGGCATCCAAATATTCCCGCGCCTGTCGGATGCTAGTAACCGAATCAAACATCTTCGGTATGAGGTCGTCACCCGCACTTTCGTAAATGGCCTTACCCATCGGATTTTCATCCGAATTGCGTTTGGGCCAGCGCATTTTTTTATATACGGCCCACTTCGTGTTCGCCTGTTGCATAAGCGACGCCGCCGATTCCGAATGCTTTGCCGCCGCATCGGACAATTCCCGCCGAATAATGTCCCTCGCTTGAAACTGAATCGTATCGCCCAAGGACGTTGGGCCGGTTGCTTTAGACCGTAAGGCCTTGTACTGGTTATAGACCCAATCAAACTTGGCTGGCTTGTATTCTACCTCTTTGGCACCTTGCTCAAGTCCTTCGCGGATGCCCCCAATCATTGCCTCAAACGCTTCCACATTGGGTGCCGATATCGGACCTTCGGGCATCCCCCCTTCCGGCGCATCCTTCGACAAACGCTCAAGCGACTTAATGATGTTTTGAACCTTATTTACCTGTGGATCGTCTACAGCGGTCTGAGGCGTAAACCCTTCCTCTTCCAGCATATCGCGCAAGCGTTTGATCAACGCTTTCGTATCTACATCCGATTTCCCCAAGATCCTGTTTGCTTCGTTGTACAATTGATCCGCTTGATCGTGGACTCTGTCTACTTGCTCCCGAAACGACACGCGGATAAGGTTGCCCGTGTCCGTGTTACTACGAATCTGAAAGATTTCTGAACCCTCGCCTACGGCACCCCCAACTTTGGGAGGTCTGGACGGTCTCAGCACTTGGATGACGTTTTCTTTATGCCTGTCGATTGCCGCCAACACTTCGTGGTTCACTTTGTTCAAATCGGGTAACGCACTACTTGCTCGTACTACCTTCTTCGTGACGTATCGCACACCTACATCCAGTGGGCGAACTACAGCGGGAATGTGTGGATACCCGTACTTGTCCAGCACCTTTTTGAACTCACCGTCTATCGCTTGCTTCGTTTGACCCATCAAAGACGCTAACTTTTCCGCCTGTGGACCGATCAGAGGATATTTTTCGGTCAGAGACCCCGGACCCGTCTTTGGACGGGCAATCATGCCGCCCGCCAGTTCCTTGCCCGCCTTTGCCCCGCGCAGAATGCCTACACCTAACGGGCCGCCTATTGCTCCACCGGCGGCACCGGCGACTGCATCCCCCTCCGGGTCTACCGCACCTCGCACACCCTCGATTGTGCCACCCAGCAGTGCTTCTTCCATATAGGCTTTTGCGCGAGGGAACTTTTGCAGGTATTTCTGCAACCAATCTGCTCCCTTGATTACACGCGCCCCTTGTGTATACGGCGCTAACGACCCGACAAATTCACCGACATCATAGGACATACTGCTGGGTGCCTGGTATTCGGGTGCGCCCAGCCGACGATTCATCCGCTGAACGCCTTTTGTGGCGAGCTCCGTCGCACCCAGCGTCATGCCGCTTGCTAATCCGCGTTGGAAGTCACTTGCTATTCCCACCGCGCCTTGCACTACATCCACGGGACCGGGAATCTTTGGCAAATTGGCGAAGTCCTGTTCCCACCCACCTTGGCGAACCGCATCGAGGTCGTAATCTGCAAGCGACGGATGGTTGGGGTCTTTCTTGTATGCCGCCCGACCTATCTGCTCCAGCGTGATCTCGCCATCCTCTACCGCTATATGCAGATCGCCCTGGGCCTGCTTGTCCTCTTGCATGACCCGCATACCGTATGCCGCAAAGTCAATGTTCATTGCCCTGGTTCCTTTTTATCCTACTCGTTTTTCGCTTCGTCTACAGAAACCGACACGCGTGTCTTCTTGCTTCCGCCGCCTATGTCCGTTTGATACAGCAACCGCGCATTCATATCGCTGAGTTCACTGGCAACCGGCGGCCTTCCGTATCTTTGGCTGAACAGTGCCTTATACTGGTCTTCGCTTTGAGCATTGATCGAACTGACGATTGTGCCCATAAGACCTTGTAGGTAATCGGGATCGTATCGCGTAGTACCCAAGAGGTCGTTGTAAAAGTGTGTTTCCGTTTCGCTTATCGCCGCACCTGTGCGGGCGCGACGAACCGCATCCACCATGTTGTTCAGTTCAAAGCGAAAGTCGATAACCGATTGGGGCGTGTCTTTGCCGCCTTTGAAGTCCCGACGTATATCCTCAAATCGACCCTTTAGTACGCCGACGTGCCTTTTCACGTCTTCGTTTTTCAGCAATTCGTGGATCTTGTCGGCAGAGACCTGTATGCCTCTGTTCTCTATGATCATGTTGGCTTGCTGTGAGGTCAGGTCGAAATCGAAGGCATAACTGTTATACACCGGTTCCCATTCTTGTAGCAGATCAGTTATGCGTTGTGACGACACACCCGCATTTTCGAGCATCTTGCGCGAATTTGCTAATGCCCGCTCCGGGTTCTCATACTTCTTTTGCAAACTTCCTAATTGGATGTTGAATATTTCTACGATACTTTCGCTTTGTTTTTCTAACCGATCCCACTCGCGTGTGATTTGTTCGTTGTCTAACTGTATTTTTGCTTGTGCCGCGTAGCGGTTCAGCAACAGTTCGTTTTTGTAGTCCTCACGTTGCGTATAACTCGCAAAACTTTGTTCCGCTTGTTCCTTTTCAAATTCAAAGTAGATATCCTTCTCTTGGTTCGTCCATTGACGAGAAGTCCCATCCTGGTACCAAACCAACCCGTTTTCAATCCGTGTAGCCGGGTTTTTAGTTCGTGCGGAGGCCATAATCGCATCACGAACTTTTTTGTCACCAATAAGCGTTGTGGAACCGTCCTCATTCAGTATGGCCCCTGCTGATGCTACCAGTGTTAATACCTTGGGAGGTTTTGGATCGCGCGACGGGCCGAGCATTTGCTCATGTTCGCCGGTTTCTATATTGGTGCGTCGTAACCACTGCGAACCCGGCACGGTTTGCCATTCGGGGTTATACAACTTAAGCGTCTGTGCTTCTTTGTACTTATTGTCTATCCTACGCTTATCCGCCTCTTGGTTATATTGGAAAGCCGCGTCCTCTGCGATGCCGATTAGGGCCGTTCCCAGACCAGGTATCGCGGTCTCTGGCAATGCTGCGACTGCTTGCTTTACTGCTTCAGGTTCCCCATGCTCTGCCAGATATCTGATTCGTTCCCATATTTCATTGCCCCTTTGTTGAGTCCTTTGTTGTTCTAAGCGTTCCGCCTCTGCTTGCCGTTCCTCCGCTTGCCTCTGGAGGAGCATCCTGTTCTGTATCGCACCGGGCCACTGCTTACTCGATTGCGCCAACCCTGCGAGAAATCCACCTAGTGCCATGTTACAGTCCTAACCATGAGAGGTCTGCTTCGGGGTTGCCGAGGTAAGCGGTGCCAAGGTTGCCCAGGATGGTTGCTATGGACTGCCCTGCACCGGGTTGACCCGCCGGTATTGAGAATCCGGGCATCTGCGGGTTGATGGTGCCGATGCCCAGCGCGTTAAGCATGAGGCTGAGTGCCTGTGACTGTTGCTGGTCCGTCCACCGGTTCTCTGCCGTCTGACGATCCAGAAACTGGAAGAACTCGCCCAGCGACTGCGCCCGGTCTTGATCGAGCAACCCCTCGTAGGTGGTGCCGGTCTGCGTATAGAGCGGCACCAGATTCTGCATGAGGTTGGTCTCCAGCATCGCCCGCTCGTTGGCCTGGTTGCGTTCATGTTGCCGCCACATATTGTCGGCAATGGTCGAATCGGTGATGCCCCGATTGACGAGCGACTGCTGGAAATCGGCATCCTGTTGCTCATGGCGGATGTCGAGGTCGTCCATGAAGTTGGCGATGCCGGGTAAGGTGCCGGTGCCGCCCATATAGTCCAGCACCATCTGGTTCAGCGGATCGACGCCGGTAAGGGCCTCGTCCGGCACGTCGTACTGGTATACGTTGCCCTGGTAGGCTTCGAGCTCCGCTTGACTTACCCTGCCGTCACCGTCCGCGTCCATGTCGGCGGTTTCAGCGCCCGCTACGAAGTTTCCGGGCGTGGTGCCGAGCGTCGATTCCATGAGGTCGCTGAGTTCTGCCATCGACAGTCCGGGCGTGTCGCCACCCAAATCGACGTTGACGTTGGTATCGCCCGTCACCACCTTCGCCGCCGCACTGCCGGGTTCGATTCCGCCCATGGTGGATTCCATCAGTGCTTCTACGTCTGCCGAGGTCATGTAATTACCGCCACCCAACGTGGACTGCATCATCGCCTCAACGTCGGCCGGTGTCATTAGGTTGAGTCCACCCAACGTGGACTGCATCATCGCCTCGATGTCGGCGGGAGTAGCGTATCCGGCACCACCGAGCGTGGACTCCATCATTTTCTGGATATCTTCTGTCGTCGGTCCAGCAACAACAGGCGGAGGGGCACTTCCCATCGTGTTTGCCATCATCGCTTCCACATCGGCGGCAGTCATATACCCTGCGTTACCCAATGTGGTTTCCATCATTTTCTGGATATCGGCGGTTGATGGGCCTTGATAACCACCCCCTCCACCACCACTTCCCATTGTGCCGGACATCATTGATTCCACGTCGGCAGTGGTCGCATACCCGCCCAATGTGTCTTGCATCAACTTCTGGATATCGTCCCATGATGGACCGACATACCCACCACCTCCCGGCACACCCTGTCCGCCCGCACCTTGTGTAGTGGCGTAGACGTTGCCATCCAGCGGCGGCGTGAACCCACCCGTGCCAGAGAAGTTGCCTTGTGTGGTTTCGTATGGATTAGGCACACCACCCGTGCCAGAGAAGTTGCCCTGTGTGGTTTCGTATGGATTAGGCACACCGCCCGTGCCAGAGAAGTTGCCCTGTGTGGTCTCGTATGGATTCTTAGGTGGCATCGTTAACGCCTTCTGATTATAGGTCGAAAAATCTTGGTCCGGGCCTCTCGACACGCCCATCTGGTTTTGGCGTTGGCGTAGGTGGCGTAGGAAAGTACGGATTTACGCGTCGATTCCAGACCTCTTCGACTGCTCCGGCCGCGTCATAGGTTCCGGCAAGGATCTTCTCGATCTGCTCGTCCGACATACCCAGGGCATCCGCCAGATAGACCTTACCGTCGCGTTCCACGATCTGGAATAGGAAGTCGCCCGGACCTTCTGCTATCTGCTGTAGGTTGCCATATTGTTCCGGTGTCAGTTCGCGGTATTCGCCCGACTCTATCGCCGCGTCCTCTCTTTCAATGCGTTCCCTGCGGTCATCAGCACGTTCCGGCTGTACTCCGGGCATCAAGCCGGTGAAGAGTTCGGTCCCACCGTAGTTGGCCCACAAGGAGGGGTCTGCCGTGATTTCCGGAGGTAGATCGATGGGCGTCCCTCCTTCTGGCACCTGTGGTCCCAATACCTCGCCCGTCGCGGTATCGACGCGCATGACCGGATAGTCTGTGTATCCACCCGGCGGCACAAACGTAGAAGACGGCACCTCCCGTCCTTGCAACGTCATCCACTGCTCTGGATCGTATCGACCACTATGCGGACCCGGACTAAACGCCTCTTGTTGTTCAGCGGTAGGCATATGATCGAGGCCCAGCGTGTCGCGCATAATGTTCTCCAGCCCACGCAATGCATCTGCTGTATTCATATTCTCAAGGCCCAACCAATCCTTCCAGCTAGTACCCGGCTTGTCTTCACCTTCCCAAAGGTTCTCCCATATTTCCTCGTCCGACCAACTTTCCCAATCTGTCTTTACGGAACCAAGGATTTTGTCCTTCATACCATCCACCACACTACCGGCCTTATCCCACACACTTCCCATGGTGTTCATCATTAGGTTTTGCAACACACCCAAGTCCATAGGTGGCACTACGTCCCTCACCGGTTTTAAACCTTCAAGGGACCGCCAGCCTTCCTCGTCAACCGGAAAAGGTGGCGGGTCAGGTGGCGGGTCTTGTGTGACTTCTTGTTCTCCCGGCACATACGGTTCCCATGCGGGTCGCGGCACCTCCGGCCCCCGCGCATCACGGGGCATGAACTCGAAGATACCCGGCGCATACAGCAGATCCGGGTTGCGCCCCAGCGAGTCGTCCACATACCCGAATACGCGGTCCATCGCACCGCCGAGGTAGCGTTCCTCGTTGGCGATACGACTCTGATACAGGTCCGCCATCATATCGGCGATATCGGCCTGGGTGCCGTAGAGCCGCCGCTGCTCGTCGCTGAACTCCGATCCGCCGCCATTACCTCTAGCCGAGAAGAGACCCGCCAGTAGCGTGGCAGCGGGTAGTGCCCATCCTGGTGCCATCGTTATTTCTCCCGTGGTCCGTCGCTACCTAGCGCGGACGCAATCTGCAAACCGTTCAATCGGAACCACTCCCCTGCGCCACTGGTCAGTATCTGGCACCGGACGTAGTTGCCCCGTGCTGCCGCCGCAGGGCGAATCCTAACGCCCGTAGTCGCCGCACCGCCCCAATAGGCTTGTCCATACTCGCCTTTGCCCCAACCCTCTTGGCCGGGGTTCTGGATCGCCTGTGAGGTGCCCAGCGTCACACTGTTCATGCCGACGCGCCCCAGCACCGGACGCACCGTGATCTGGTAGTTGCCCTTGGCGAGGGCACTGACGTAGACCCAACCATACTGCTTAACCCAATTGGGTCTGCCCTGCGTGTAAGCGCGGGTGTAGATATACTTGCGATACCCCGCATTGGCGCGACTGTCGCCATAATGCAGTTGGAAGACCTGGCCGGCGTTGTTACCGACGACCTGTATGTACTCGCCACTGGACTTGAGCATCGTCCCAGCCGTCATGTTGCCTAAGTCCGCACGGGTCCACCGCACCGATTTACGTCGCCTCGCGGTGTTCGCTATATAGCACCACGCCGGAACACTCTTACCTGTGGCGGGTGACCATACGTAATACTCTTTTCGTTCGTTGTTGAAAACGCTGAAAGTGTTGTCCGCATAAGCCATGTTGCGTTTGCGTATGAGCTCCGATATCGGTTGCGAGGCATCACGCGAGACAAACGACCCGGCCCGCTCTGTCGGTATCAACGCTTCGACGCCCGAATCGCTCATAAACATCAGATACCCACCACCCTCCGGTCCCGCCTCTTGGATCGAGTGATGCGATATCGTGCCTATGTTGGGGGATACGATCTCGATGCTGACCTCGTTGATCGTCGCCGCCATTGCCATGCGGAAAATCTTGGTGCGCTTGAAAATGAACAGGTTGCCCGCAAAAGCGTAGAGGCCGGTGATGTCGCCACCGAAACCCCGGTATATCTGTATGTTGCCCGAACCGCTATTCGTCCAATCTTCGCAGTCGCTGGTGACCGAGTAGTAGAGGGTGTCGCCCTTCGCCAGGAATAGCTTGCCCATAAAGGCGGTAGGAAACTGGCTGGCGGTAGGTGGACTGCCGCCTAACGCACTCAGCGCCGACCCGTTGTATTTTTTGACTCCGTCTTGCCCATTAGCCAATACCAACAAAGCCGCATTGGTGGTATCGCCGTAGAACATGGTCCCACCAAAACGCGTAGTAGCGGTGGTGTTGAGACCGGTGCCGTCGGTGACCTGGGCGAAGTCGCCGGTAGTGCGCTTGTAGACCTTGCCATCGTCGGCGGTAGCGACCAGCTGAGTGCCCTCGTTGTAGTCGAAGAGCCCCGTAATGACGGGCGTACCGCCAATCGTAGCACCCAACTGCTGGTACCCACCCATCGCTTCCGGGTTATCGGACGGACCATCGTAGACGATGTTGGTAGCGTCCCACATCGCACCCTCCGGGAAGTCCGGGTTATCGACGGCAAACGTCCGGTCTATGCCCTCACCGAACCGCTGGTAGCCTTCCTCGAACCATCCAGCCATTAGCGATACGCGGGTTTGGTGTCGAAGTACACTTGCGATTCGGCCCGCACGCTGACGCCGTAGGACCGCCGATAGGTTGCTACACTCATGGCATTAGGTGTGATCGTCGTCGGACCTCGAATCAAATTGATGATTGCTAGCTGATACTGTTGCATCCAATACTGCTGCTCTACGTAGTTCCTATCCCACTTCTGCGCCCGCGCACATACGCGATACTCCACCGCGTCGTACGCCAGATCGGGCGCATCGCCACCGAACAGGTTGGTAGCGAAGGTGGTGTTCTCTGAGTATTTGGTGGAATACCAGAGGTCGATGACGTACTGGTCTGTGGGATACGGCCATAGCTTGAAGACCGGTTGGTCACTGCTATCGGCAATAATCCGCGCCATGACCTGGGGTTTGCCGGACGTGTTGCGGTGAAGGTCGCCACCCGATCCGCGTAGCAGTTCGGGCATATCCACGATGCCGAGCTCGTTGTTCGGTCCCGAACCCCGGTTGTTGCCGAACCACGTCTGACCGTCACTGAAGGTCGCAAACTGGACGTTGTCCAGATCGGACGTAGTCAGGCCGTATTCGTCCTTGAGGATCGTGTATTCCGCCGAGGTACTGGTGGTGCCTACGTAGGCGGTCTCTATAGTGAGGGTGTCAGGGTTGGCGTCGGTATCGACGGCCGTGACCTTGTAGGAGACCTTGTCGGACCCCACGCGGATATACATACCCGCCGCCACCGAACCAAAGTTGTTGGCAGCGACGCCGTCGTCGTCCTTCGACGTGACCGTCGTAGACCCGTTCGTCACCGCGACGGTGCCGGTGGTGATGTCGTCGGAGGTCGTAAGCGTAGT